CGGCTTTCTGTAATTCGGATTCAATAAACTCGCCGCCACGTTTTTTAACGTCGCTGGTGTCCAGCTTGGCCGTGGTGGTCTTTGATCGTAGCGTGGCCAAGTGCCGTTTGTAGATCAACTCCTCGATGCTGACCGGCTCAATCAGATCGTCGAAGATAGCTGGCTTGTCGGTGATAAGACCGTGGCCAAGACGGTACGGTGTGGCCGTTAAACCGATTACGCGCAACTCTGGATTGATGACCTTTAATTCATCCAACAACGTGCGATAGCCACCTTCGTTTTTGTGGCTAACCAAGTGGCATTCGTCAATGATAACTAGATCAATATGGCCAAGATAGTCAGCCTTAGTGCGCACCGATTGGATGCTAGCGAAGGTAATTGGCTCACCTAAATCGCGCTTACCAATACCCGCTGAATAAATTCCAAGCGGAGCGCCTAGCCAATGCTGTCTCATCTTCTCGGCATTTTGCTCGATCAATTCTTTAACGTGAGTCAGCATTAGGATTTTTGTCTCTGGCCATTGTTGTACGGCATCCTTGCAAAGTGCGGCCACAATGTGGCTCTTGCCCGAGCCAGTAGGCAACACTAAGCATGGATTGCCTTTGTTCTTGCCAAACCACTCATAGAGCTGGTTGATGGTTCGTTGTTGGTAGTCACGGAGCATTAAATAACTCCCCATTGATTTGCCATTGCGTTGGCGATGCCTTGGTACGTTTCACTGCGCAACTTCCAGCGATTTTCGCTTGGCGGCAAAAAATGCAAACGCTCACGTTGATTGCGTGGCAACGTCATCATTTCATCTTTAACATTATTGGTCGGCGTCAATTTAGGCAATCCTTTAAGCCACAAGCATGTTGCTTTTTGCTCCGTATGGCCAAACATCCACGGCTGAATTACTTGGTCTGGTTTGCGCCAAAGACTAGATATTATGCAAACCGGATTTTCAATTGCAATGCGCGGTATATCTGCTTTGGCCAACATCATAAAAAACGATGCGCTTGCCTGTTGCGCGCCTAGTATTCTTTTCTTTGCAAACCATGCAGCGCCAGATACAGCCAGATCGGTGCATGGTGGATGGGCAATCATTAAATCCCACGGATAATCTAATACGTCACGCACATCGCCTTGATAGTGTGGGCCAGGTGCATCAGTTCCTAATAAATCGCAACTCATAGCATCATGCCCCCCCCCAATGAAAGCATCTCGGACTCGACCAGAGTATTCGCAAGCAATTAATACTTTCATCCAACCACCCTCGCATTAAACTCACGACGAAACTCTGTCGCAAATTCATCAGGGTTGGCGCATACCGCCGGATTGGCCAGTATTTCCTTTGAACCAAAGACATTGGTATCAGGCTCGCCGTTAATAACGTCCTTGCCATCGATCACATAAATGGCTTGCCATTCGTTGTCGCTTTCCTTGCGCTGGTACGGCACCAGATCGGGGTGCAGTACGTGCGAATCGCAACCTTCGCGCTGCCACTCTGTCGGAATATCGTCAGCATCATGGCGCTCACACCGCCACGTTGAATTCTCTAGCGCCGTACTGTGAGCGCAGGTTCTGCAATTGGCGTGTTTGGTAATCTTAGACTCGAAACAAAAGTCATGCGCAGGACACCAGCGGCATTGATACCACGTTGGGTCAGCCGACAATGGTTCTGGCATACGGTCAGACAGAGCAATGCGCTTGCCTCTTGCTATGGCTTTCTCGGCCACCTCTTTATCAAACTTCACTCGCTCGGTGTAGATGCGGTCATCATCCTTGCAAACGGCCACGTATAAGGCTCGATCAATCTCAGTGCCAGCCATGTAGACCTGCATCTGAATGAAGTGTTCAGGCTTGGATTCTTCCACGCCTTTTTTTTCCACATCGTTAAACGATTTCAAACCATGCGTTTTAAATTCGGCTACGTGTTCGGTCTTGGGAGCGCCTGGCACACCTGATTTGATTACGCCGTCTAAGCTACCGGATACGTGCGAGCCGAAGTCAACCCGCGATTGGTTGCCGGTCGTGCGCTGAATGTCGATGCCAATAGCGCGCAGGTCGCTAACAATCTGCGCCTCCTCAAGATTACCTCGGCGAAACATTCGCAAAACACGACCGTCAAAGGTTTGTTGGACTGCCCAGCGAAACGACAGCCACAACCAACGGTTGCAAGCGTGACCCAAGGTTGATGCCCCAAGGTGTGGCCTTGGCGGTTCCTGACGGCTTTCGTGGTGCTTGTCAATTAAAGCCGTGATGTTGTATTCTGGCTCTGGAATTTTCATGATTCCGAATCTCCTTTACGTGGACTAGTTGGGCAGGGGTCAAACCCTGCCCTTTTTTTATTACTTCTTTTGCCAAGGTGGCGCAGTTTTGCCAGTTGCCGCAGCCTTTGCTACTGGTGCGGGTGGCGTCGAGCCAGCAATGGCTTTAAAAGCCTTGACTTCGTTTTGGTCGCCGTACTGCTCAGAGCTGCGAATATCCACCTTAATCGACAGTTGGCCACCGATCAATTCATCCGTGTCCTGCACCTTTGCGATGCCAATAGCGCGCATGACTTCGCCTAATTGCTGGCGACCAATTTCCTCGGCCTTTGGGTTAGGGTTGCGAATGTTCAAGTTGCCAAAAACAATTCTGCCCTGATGGCTCGGGCCAATAATGTCATAGCGAATCGAAATGTACTGGCCAGTACCTGCTTTGGTGTTTTTCAATTCAGCGCCAGTAATACTGGCCGTGTACCAACCGGCTGGCAAAGGTTCATACGACTTTTCACTTACAGGCATTGCATCTGCTTCAAAGGTTTGGTCTAAAAAAGCCATTTTTATTCTCCAATCATGGTGATGGTAAATGTGGGTCTGCCTGGCGTTGTGGTAATAGCGCCGAGCAAAGGTTTGGTAATGCTTTCATCTGCTGCTTTCCAATTAGCAGATGCAATCTCAGGCTTCCAGCGAAACAAACTACTTAAATGCTCCTCGAGTCCATTTGCTGCTGCCAGCTCTTGTAACTTGTCGGCGTTGACCTTACGGTTCATGCGGCCTTCGATCTTGACAACGTACTGGCCAACCTCGCGGTTTTGCGTTCCCTCAAAGGATTCGGCCACGTTGAAATGCTTGACCAGTTTGTCTTCGATCTGGCGACGGTAGTTTGTCGCTGCCGCTTCTTCCATCTTGGCGATAGTCCATTCTTTGGACAGCGTTTCGACTTCGTTCATAAAATCCACTCCACGATAGTTTCGGCGAAAATGGCCAGAGCCATGACGATAGCGATATTGATGTTCATGCCTTGGCTCCGATCTTTGCAATAATCATTGACAAGTCAGGCGCTTCCCACGATTCGAGCTTGCCAGAACGATCTTTGGCTAACCATAAGCCATCGCTATCACACATCAAGGCTCGTTGGGCAAAACCGTCGGCATCCTTTTCAACTCTAAGCGCCAGCACTTCGTCAAAGAAATACGGCAAGGATTGGCCGGTCTTGTTGCCTGGCATCGAGGGTGCGTACAAAATGCGCCCCATTTCATCCTGCGTTTTCTCCAGCTTGGCCGTCATCAAAACGTGCTTGGCTGGTAAGTCACGGAATGCTCGGATAATGTCGGCCATTTGTTCCTGCATGGCACCGTAAGCAGCGCGTGGGTCTTTGTTGACCTTTTTCTCATAGTTCAAGCACACCTCAGCGACTTCGCTGATGCTGTCAATGGCCACCGATTCAAACTGCGTGGCTTCCTGCGATTCAGCCAGCCATTTGTAAGCCTCTTGAAGCTCTGCCATCGTGGTGATTTCGATGTAAGGCAGCTCGGCATCCTGAATAGATAGAAGGCCGCCTTCGGCGCTCAGAACGATGGGGTTGGGCAGCGTTGGAGCAAGGGTAGTCTTACCTGCACCGGCTTGGCCGTACACTAAGAGCTTGACGCCATTGCCAGCTAGGTTGCCGGTTGATTTGAGATTAATAGCCACGGCTTGCCTCCTCATAGGTCAAGTCGGTTGCGACGTTCTCAGCCTTCGCCCACGTATGCGCCCATTCTTGGGCAGTTTTTCCGCTGTTTTCGGCCTTTACATTGCAGTTATGCGCCACTAATACAGCGTCAACGTCATCCAAGTCGATACCGTATTGCGAATAGATGGCTTTTGCATCTGTTGAAATAATCATTTTCCTTCTCCTAAATGTCGCCGGTCAGGGTATCTGGTTGGCGATTGCTTGCAAGACTACTGAATACAAAGTAGGATGTCAACACTTTGATGTAGAAAAGTGACGGAGTAATATAAATGCTAACTTTAGAGCAAATTAGGAATAAATTACAGGATCGCCGACTTGGATTGATTGTTAAGGCCACCGGCCTTCACTACAACACCTTGCGCGATGTTCGGGACAATTCTGAGGCTAATCCCACCTATAAAGTTGTTAAATTACTAAATGATTATTTTTCAGGGACATTGATTGATGGCTGATCCCTTCAAAATAATCGAGCCGACCTGCATCAGCTTTTCAGGCGGCAGGACGAGCGCTTATATGCTTTGGCGTGTTCTGCAATCAAATAACGGCTTGCCAGACGAGGCTATTGTTTGCTTTGCCAATACTGGCAAGGAAGACGAGGCGACGCTTAGGTTTGTCCAGGCTTGTTCTGACAATTGGGGCGTTGAAATCCACTGGCTTGAATGGCGCAACGCCGACCCAGCGTTTGAGCGAGTTACTTTTGAGACAGCTAGCCGGAGCGGTGAGCCGTTCGAAGAATTGATTAAAAAGCGCAACTACCTTCCCAATCCAGTAACTCGATTCTGTACGGCAGAATTGAAGATTAGAACTATCCACAAGTATCTTAAATCGCTTGGCTGGGATCATAATGAAGAGATGGATTGGGTTGGAATGAGGGCAGATGAGCAGCGCAGAGCCGCCAAAATTAAAGACAAATCAAGGATTCCGTTAGTTACTGACGGCGTGACCAAAGAAATTGTCGGTCAATTTTGGCGTAGCCAGCCGTTTGATTTAGAACTGCCAAACATGAATGGCGTGACCATGCACGGCAATTGTGATTTATGCTTTTTGAAAGGCGGTCGGCAGGTTTTGTCGCTGATCACCGAGAAGCCAGAGCGAGCCATTTGGTGGGCAAAGATGGAGGCATTGGCATTGGCATCCAAACCAAGCGGCGCTGTTTTTAGATCAGACCGGCCAACTTATGCCTCGATGCTTAAATTTTCAGCCGACCAAGGTAATATGTTTGATGCTGATGACGAATCAATTGATTGTTTTTGTGGAGATTGAAAATGGCTGACCTATCCAATATATTTGGCGGCCCTTGGTCACCACCACCAGAAAAAATACTTACTTCGCCAGAGCAGCAATTGATTGATGCGATGGTGGCAATTGGCTTGGAGCCGCCAGATCAAATACGGATGGACGGCAAAATTCACCGTTTTAAGTCTGGCACCAAAGGCTCCGGTGGCCACGGCGATAAGCCAGGCTGGTATTTAATCTTTGGCGACGGCATCCCTGCCGGTCGGTTTGGTTGCTGGCGCATGGGCATCGAGCAGACATTTCGCGCCGACGTTGGCCGTAAATTGTCCGACTCCGAAGAAATGACCTTTGTTAGGCGCTTGACCGAGGCCAAGACCCTGCGCGACGCTGAAATTCAGCGCAAACACGAAGTCGCCGCCGACACCGTTGAAAAAATATGGGTTGGTGGTGGCTTGGCATCGCCAGATCATCCGTATTTGCAGCGCAAGGGCATCAAGCCTCACGGCTCGCGCATTACCGGCGACGGTAGGTTGATGGTGCCTTTATATGGCACCGACGGCGTGTTATCGAGCATTCAGTACATCGATGGCGATGGAAATAAGCTGTACCACCCTGGCGGCCAGACCGGCGGCAAATACCTGATGATTGGCACGATGGACGAGCCTGGCGTTTTGTATTTGGCCGAAGGATTCGCCACCGCTGCAACCATCCACGAAACAACGAACCGACCTTGCGTGGTGGCTTACTCGGCTTCCAACCTTGTGCCTGTTACCGGCATCCTGCGCGACACTTACGGCGTTCAGCAAAGCATCGTGATTGTGGCTGACAACGACGCCTCTGGCGTTGGCCAGCGCTACGCCGAGCAATCCTGCGCCAAGTTCGGCGCTGAAATGATCCTGCCGCCGATCCAAGGCGACGCTAACGATTACGTAAAAGATGGCCACGACCTTCTAGCCTTACTTAATCCACCCATCGAAGGCTGGTTAGTACCGATCGACGAGTTCTGTTCCAAACCCGCCCCGATCTCATGGCTAGTTAAGCGTTGGGTGCAATCAAATGCCTTGGTGATGGTGCATGGCCCATCGGGTGGCGGCAAAACCTTTGTCGTTTTGGATTGGTGCTTGCGCATGGCCAGTTCTGTGCCTGATTGGTGCGGCAATAAGGTTAAAGCTGGCAACGTGGTCTATTTGGCCGGTGAAGGTCACCACGGCTTGCGCGGTCGCGTAGCCGCATGGAAACAGCACCACCAAATCACCACCCGCATCAATATGTGGCTATCAAAGGACGGCTGCGACTTAAATACGCCAGCCGGTTATTTAAAGGTGGTGCAGCAAATCCGAGGCATCAAACAACCCGCCGTGATCGTGGTCGATACTCTGCACCGCTTTCTATTAGGGGACGAAAACAGCGCTCAAGACGCCAAGACCATGCTGGACTCATGCAATAACCTGATGAACGAGTTCGATTGCTCGGTCATATTGGTGCATCACACCGGCGTATCGGAAGAGGCGCAGCACCGTGCGCGTGGCTCATCTGCATGGCGCGGAGCCTTGGATATTGAGATATCGGTTGTGCCAAGCACGGACAGCACACCAATGAAGCTGGTGCAACGTAAATCCAAAGACGCCGAAATGACCGAGCCGGTCTTTCTATCCCTGCAATCCGTGGCCATTACCGATTGGACGGACGAGGATGACCAGCCAGTAACCAGCGCGGTCGTGGTCGAATCATTGGCACCAGTAAGGGATAAAAAGGATTCCAAGACCGAAGGCTTTCGGAAAATGTTCGAAAATGCGTGGTTTGATTCAGGCGCTGAAGTCATTAACGATCAGCCATACCTGTCTAGATCGGCGCTGAAAGAGAAACTTGCCAAGGATGGGAATGCTGAGAGAACAGTCCGAAACATGATTAACCCGTCCTACACCGATAAATTGATCGGGTATTTGATGCAATCGGGGATGATTCAAGCCAGCGAACATGGGTGGATTATGGTTAATGAATTGGAAACGAACTCCATGTTATTGAGGAAAAATTCATGACGTTATTTATCGACTTTTATTATCGATTTATCATCAAATCTTTACTATTTGCTATGACCCTAAATGACCCTAGGGTCATGACCCTAGTCAGGGTCAAAAAGGGGCAAAAAGCGGCAAAAGTTGACCCTCCCTGACCCCTAACCCTTAGGGTTAGGGTCAAGGGTCAATGCCGGCAGGGTCAGGGTTGGTTAGAAAATAGATTTGGATTTGTTGTTACTTTTGGAATTGAAATTATGGCAAGGAAAAACGGACGACCGCCGTCGATCAATAGCCGGTTTTTTTACCGCGAATTATCGATGGCTGACAAGATGGTTTTGGCTGCCGCCGGTAAAGGCGACATCTCAGATGGTTTCAAAAATGTTATTGATTCGTATCAGGTTCTGTGGAACGCAGGATACCGGCCTGAGATGGATTTAAATGATTTCCTATGCCGATGTACTGGCGATCAGAAATAACGCCGTATAGCTTGATCTGGTGCGTTTTAGAGGCATTGGCGGGATTGGTTGTTTGGTGGGATTGTAAGTAACTTTTGAGCGAAGAGAAACGAAAGCAAACGAACACAAACGAACATGAAACGAACAGGAACGAACAAAGGCGAACGAACAAGGATTGTTCGGCTAGTACCCCCCGAATGCTCCCCCCGCCTCTTTCATTTATTTTTTTG